ATCTCGGGGGAGTTCCCCCCGGGTTCTTTTTCAATTAGGTGGTGACACGTATTTGGCTATTATTTACATCATGATGACTATCAGTGATTCTGCTATTATTGAGTGATCATGATATTCAGATGATTTGTAACCATGTTTGTTATAATTTTCCGAATGACGTGGCTGGTGAGCTGTTGACATTCGGTGATTTTCTCTTTTAGAGATTTTCTATGAGAGTGTTTAGTAGCAAAGCCTTTGAAACTTAAAACTAGCACTTTATATTTTAGGTATTTTCTATCCTTTCTTCTTTTTCCAAGATAAAATACAAAATAAAATAAAAATATAGCACCATCTTTTAATTTGAGCTTTTAGCACAATTAAGCAGGCTCTATCAAAATCATTGATTTCCGCTGAAATTTATTATAGGATTTTTTTGATTTATGGGCCATGATTCACATACTCTGGCGGATTGAATTCACAGAAACCAGAGTGGCGTTTACTAATTGTTTGCTTGAAGCTCTTTGATGTAGATCTTTAGCCGACCTTACGGGTGTCGAATGAGCACGCCTTGGGTGGGCAAGAACTCATTTTTAAAACGGCCTTGAGAGATCTATTGTATGAGATTTTCAAGATTCAAAATTGTAGAATAGTGAGCTAAATGTACCTACCAAATGGTGCAAAATGCGGCAGGGGAAACGGATTCCCGATGTGTCAGGTAATAGCGGCACACCCTGAAGGGTGTCTATCGGCTAAAATTGTTGTTTTGGCGGGTGGTCACAGTCCCAACCTGGTGACAGGTGCCTTCTTGGCTGAATAAGCGGGTAACGCGGATGGTTAAGTTGGTATACAACACTGCGAACTGCCATTAGTAGTTTTGTGCTTAGGAGGTTAAGACCCAAATGTTTCAAGATTAATATTTTGAAACAGAGTAGGAAGTGGGAAATTTAGCTCATTGTGACTCGTATTTATCCATGTAATGATGCGAGTGTGAATTCTACCTTCACTTTTTCTTTAACATGGTGGTTTTGATGTCCTCGACCGGGACTCATTACTGGAATTGATGGTTGACCCAAAACTGCTTATTATGATTACACCAATAAAGAACTTCAACCAAGTTCTCTCTATTTTCTCTGATTCAAAGAAAACCACAAACAAGAACGGAAATATGGGAAAGTTTAATGGTGATGATGATTGGGATGGAACCCGGTTCGCTAAGTCTCTGATTGGAGCATTTAAGGATGACATGTTTAGGCGTGGTTATGATCCTGAGGATCGTGATGCCATGCTTTATTATTTGGCAGTGGAGGCCGAGAAGAGGCATGACCATCACTATGGTGCGATTTATGACAAAGAATTCGGTTTTCTCGAGGCGTATGATAGAGTTGTAGGTTTTAAGACATATTTCGATGGTTATATGTCTTATAAGGAACTCGGATGGTATCAGGATACTCGAACTCATCGATTGTATACTGATGCGCCCTTGATGTATTTGACAAAGCAGGAATTTGCCTACTTGTGGTATGGAATGCTTGGTTCCAGTGACCTCGAATATTTTACTGGGGGAAGGCATGATTTTTATACTGCACTGGAGTCTCTGAATTTTTGGGACTCCATGAATGAGGCTGGTTTTGGAAGAAGCCAGTATTCTCAGTATAGTTTAATGGACCTTCCCCGTGTTATGCGCAACCGGCAGCGCACTTTGCGAAGTCGAGAGCGGCGGAAAAAGTATGGTCAGGACATGAAGGAAGTGACTGAGTTTTTGCGACATCGCCAAATTGGCGAGTCTCAGATGAAAATTTTGGGTATTGAGCCAGGAAAGGTTCGATGCTCATATCGGTATCCAGGTACAAAACGATATGGTAGAAGAATGTCGCGTTGTCGGTCCAGGGCGTTGTGTCCAATGTGCTTTTGTTGTGGACCACATTGTGTTTGTGGTCATGTGCCATGTACGTGGCCATCAGAGGATAGTGACAGGGATCAAGAAGTTCCTGAAACTGGAGAACCTCAGGGTTTTAATTTTGATGTGAATGTCAAAATTGATAAGGAACAGATTCGTGCGGCATTTATGAGTGCTGGTAGTTCAATTGGTGAATCTATTTCACAGAAGATGGGTACTCAGACATGGAAAAGGTTGTTTATAGATCTTGGTCTTCTCTTTGCTGGCTTGTATTCCTCGTGGGGGAATAAGACCTCTTGTGCTATTCACATAGCTCAATTTGTCGGGGCCCTTGGATTGGGCCCAGACGTTATGGACTGGTTGATTGATAGGATTAGTGCGTTGTGCGCTCATTTTGTCACACCTCCCAGGGCAAATGTGTCTCGGTCATCTAATCCTTTTGATGAGGATGATGATGAGATTAGTGGTATTTTCGAGCCAATAGAGAAGAGAAGTTGGTATTCGAGGATACGAAATCGGTTGAGTCCAATCCCACCCCATATTTCGGAGAATCCACGCTATCGAGTTGAGGATCGTGGTAGATGTCAGTCAGGTTTTGATGAGGATCCAAGTCCAATTCAAATGGAGAGGATGGGTGCTTTGTTGGGTCTCGGAGGTGGTATAGCTGCTGTTGTCTTGGCAGTGGTCGGTACAAAGTCAATCCCAACTAATGATAAGGAAACTACGGCTTTTATAAACCGGTTTTCTAGATTGGGATCGTGTTGTAAGTCATTTGAAACCCTGTTTGATATGGGGAAAACTTTCACTTCGTGGTTAACATCATTAATTCGACTTCATATTTTTGGAGAGGATCCTCGGTACATCGATAAGATGTATGAGGTGAATTCGTGGTGTATTGAGGTATCTGCCTTGGTGGACAGTAATTGGGAAGTTAAGGTTAAAAATAATATGCAACTTAAGAATCAGGTCGATAGTTTGTTATCACAGGGCACTCGTTTGTCCCGACTAATGGATAGTAAGCGGACCCCAATGTCGGAAAGAAAATCATTTGACAGATTATTGGGTATTTTGACTGGGTTCCGAGGTGATGTGGCTCGCTCTGGTACAGGACAGGCTAAAATGCGCCAGGTTCCATTAATAGTACACCTTGTTGGTGATACGGGAAACGGAAAATCATCCATCTTGTGGTTCATGATGTATCATATTTGTAAAAAGATGGGACTCAAGTCGCAGGAAGAAATTGATTCTGCGATTTTCTTTCGTTATGCGTTGGCAGCGGCGGATGATTGGGATGGTTTTACGAATGATGTGAAGGTTGTTGTTGTTGATGACATTTTTACCCAAATTGATTCGGCGTCAAAGCCGAATCCTGAGGTTGCCGAGACCATTCGCATGGGAAATAACGCCTATTGGCCATTACCCATGGCGCATATGGGCGATAAAGGAACAACTAGTTTCCAGGCCCCGTTGGTATTTTGGACTTCCAATAGATCCCATTTTAGTTTTTCATCGGTGACTAACCCAGAAGCTATTCTCAATCGCGTTGGTCTTAAGTATAAAGCCGTTCCGTGTCGTGAGTTTTCACGTGTTACAACAATCGGTGAGAAGAGGGTTGTGAATTTGGACAAGGAGAAAATTCGTGCTGACTTGAAGGTTAATCCTGGTAACGTCACTAAATATACCGAATTCATAAAATTGGATCCCATGTCTGCTACTGATGATGACACTGAGGACGCTGAGAGGATGTCCTATGAAGAAGTGGTTGCGGAGATTTGGTCAGCAGTGGAGAATAACTGGAATGCATTTTCTGATATGTTGGGTGCGTTGGAGGGTTATTTGAAGAATATGGAACAGGAAGCTGGTCCATGTCATTCCGGCTTGTTTGATATGCAATCGTTAGTTGTACGAAAGAAGTTGGAGCCACAGGTTTACACTTTCACTCATCTAAGGTCATATCTTGATTGGACCTATCATGTGGATCTGTGGAAGACTTTCGCGTCCATATTGGAGACTGCTCCATTGGATGCGATTGAGCTACCTAGTCATTTTAAAATTTCGGAAGCTGAGAAAATTGGATTTGGGAGTCTTTATTATACGGATTGTATGGTCTCGCGGTCTCGTCTGAATATGATGGATTTGTGTAACATCTTGCGATGTCGATGTTCTGCAGGCGGCGAGGACGAATTCCTGGCTATGCTATCTATGATGGGATATTCAGGCGTGGTGAGCTCTTGCGGGCATTCACATTGTTCGAAGGTTAATAGTGAGATGGTTATACAATCATTACCAAGTGCAGTGGCATGTTTTGAGGCTGGCTTTAATTCTAGTGAATTTAACGCGCAGCTTGAACGGTTTTCTGTTGTTGAGACATACACTCGTGAAATTAAGGCTGTTATGACGTTTGTTGTGACAGGACTCCTTATGACGATTGGTTGGAAGTATTTGTCTAATGAGGATAATGAAACTCCCCCCACCATTGTTGGTCAGGTGGAATCAAAATCAATGCCAAGTAGTGGGCGACAGAGGGGACAATTTGAGTCTCGTTCTGCCACTAGTCTTGGCAGGCAGCTGGGTCGCTTTGAATCGGTTAATCCGCTTGCAGCGGGACGGCAGTTGGTTCGGTTTGAGTCCGGTTTATCGGATGAAGGTGCTTCTCGTAAAACTGTGCAGTTTGATACTCCAGAATTGGAGGCGACGGCGCAAATGGTATTAGATCAGAATGCGCATGAGGTTGGTGGTATTGCAGCTGGCAATATGTACAAACTGGAAAAGGAAATTTTGCCGGGTGTTTGGCGGATGGCAACTAATGTTCTTTTTGTTAAGGGTAGACTTGCAATTGCTAACCGGCATCTTTTGCTTGAGTTAAAACGTGGTGATCCACAATCTCGGTGGCGAATTCGTGGTAAATTGGTTCCGGCTCCTGTTGAAATTAGGCAGCATGAATTGAATTATTACTACCCCCCAGATGGGAAGGAGGTTGAGAAGGATCTTATAGTGATTGAGTTTCCTCGGCGTGTGAGACCTCATAGAGATATAGTCGGAAAGTTTATGACAAATGAGGATCACGCCCGTTTTAGAACTCTTGGGCAGGTGTGTATGACTTGTTATGATAGTGGTGATAATGTTCATTTAAAACACTATTACACGAATGTTGTGTTTGCTGATGATCGCGCTTTTGTTATGAATGATGGAAAAATGGATATAGCCTATGTGCGTGATTATTTTAAGTACGGAATTCAAACAATGAAGGGCGACTGTGGTGGTGTGCTTGTGTGTTATGATAGAAATTTCAATAGGAAATTGATGGGCATCCATTCAGCGGGTATAGATAATGATTTGTATCAAGGGATTGCCCAGCCCGTCACTCAAGAGGTTATTAAAAAATATTTGGATGGTCTTAGTGTGAAAGATAAATCCGCAACTGTGGCTTTGGATTTCTTTGTCGATAGTCCGTTGGCGACTCAGAATGTTGAGGGTTTCATTGAGTTTGCCCATGATCCACAGGGTCATTGTGAAATGGGAACGATGCAAAATGGAGTCCATATGAACGGGACAACGAGAATTTTTCCGTCCCCCATTTATGGTGTATTGATGGAGCCCAAGACTGCACCAGCTCGTCTAAACAAGTTTGAGTTGGGCGGTGAAATTGTTTCGCCGATGGAGTTAGCAAGGGAGAAAACAAAACCTAAGCCAATTTTTTTATTGGATGACAATTCACTTCGCGCAGCTGTGAATGATGTAGACCAAATGATTCGGCAGCGTGTGTGTGTGGATGACACGTATGTGTTGAGTTGGGAGGAGGCAATTCGAGGAAAGGTTGGTAATCAGTATTACCCGCCTTTGAATCGTCGAACTTCCCCTGGTTATGGATGGCCAAGAGTTGGTGTCGGCAAAACAACTTACTTTGGCGGTGATGAGGATTATATCTTTGATCACCCTGATGTTATTGCAGCACGAGATGTGGCTCTTGCGAGGATGAAACGAGGTGAACGGATGAATGCTGTTTTTGAGGATACTTTGAAGGATGAGCGGCGACCTTTGGCTCGTGTTGCAGCCGGTAAGACACGTTTATTTTCTGCTGGTGAACAGGTGTTTACAGTGCTCTTTCGGCAATATTTTGGTGGCTTCTCTGCACATATGATCAAGAATAAAATTGATTTTGAGTCGTGTGTTGGTGTGAACGAGTATGGTCCAGATTGGGGTCGCGTTGCTCAACGTATTAGAGGAAAGGGAGCAAAGGTTTTTGCTGGCGATTTTAGTAATTATGACTGTACTATGCATCCGGACTTTATGTGGGGTTTTTATGACCTTGCAGATAAATTTTATGCAACATTTGAAAGGAATGGAGATGAAAGCTGGATTCGGTTGATGTTGTTTCTGGAGGTTTTGTTTTCACTGCACATTAACGGTAACCGCATCTGTATGTGGTGCGGTGGTAATCCATCTGGTTGCCCCATAACTACTTTGTTGAATTGCATAGTCCATAGTCTCATGGCGCGGTATGTGTTTCTGCGTCTTGCAGAGAGATATGCGCCAGCCCTGGCGACGTGCGTGGCATATTCCAAACACGTTGGTCATGTAAATTATGGCGATGATGATGTGTACAATGTTTCTGATTCTGTGTGTGATTGGTTTAATCAAGTTAGTGTGACTGAGGAGTTTGCAAAATTTGGAATGAAATATACGGACGAATCTAAGGAGGATACTATTCTTCCGTATAAGAGTCTGGATGAGATTAATTTTTTAAAACGAAGTTTTAGATTTGATCCCGAGATTGGTCGTTTTGTCGCTCCCCTTGCCATGGATACTATTTTGGAATCTCCCATGTGGGTTCATGGAACAGTTGATGTTTATGAGCTCGCTGCAGTTAATCTCCAGGATCAGGCTTTGGAATTGGCAATACATGGTGAGGAAGTTTTTGATGAGTACCTGCCAGTGTTTTTAAACGCTGCTCGGGTGTTGTCAGAGCGTGTTGAGTGTCGTATTTCTACTTATTATGAGTATCAGACTATGCTCCTCGGGCGTCAGCTCGGCATGAGGTGGTTATGATATTATGCGTGTTTTCCCAGGACTGATGTCTGTAATCTTCAGACTTGCACGCTGGAACTAATCTGGAAACCTCAAAATCAGAGTAAGTTAATTGAGCAAAACTTATTCGATAATCAGGTGCTCACACATCTACGTATTCGTATGGAACCTGAACAAAATAAAGAAAACTTACATGAAATTAAATCGGAGGTTGTCACTTTCTTTGAAGATGGTGAAGTGGCGACTGTCCCAAGTGGAAATGTTCGTCCCGAACCTTTCTACTTAAAACCAGCCGAAGATACACTTGAAAACAGTGTTATTGGCTTTTTGTCTCGACCTATCGAGCAACAAAATCTTTTGTGGAACCTTGCTGACGTCAAGGGGACACAGGTTGGCAATAATTTGGATTTGCCAGCGTCTTGGATGCAGAACACTATGATTAGTGAGAAACTGGCAGGAATTCGTTTTATAAGGTGTAAATTTCGTGTCAAAATTCAATTTAATGCCCAGAAGTTTAATGCGGGCATGCTTGTGGCTTTCTTTGAACCACTTGCAACTCAGCAGACTTTTAGGCCATCAAACGCTGCACATTTTGGCGGCATCACTGGGTATGACCCGGTGTTTTTGGATATTAGCGATAGCACGTCAATGGAACTTTTGGTTCCTTTTTGTGCAAATGTTACTCACTATGATATGATCACTGGAGATGGTCTTGCTGGTCAGGTTCGGATATATGTGTACTCCCAGTTGACAGGAGGCACAGACAGTATAGATGGCACCATGTGGGTGACAGCAGAGGATGTTGATGTTCAAATGGCAACTGGAGTTAGTGCATTACCGCGAGCTTTTGCTCAGTCGGGCCTAACACCGGGTGCTGGTGCGGGGACCACATCAAGTAGAGCAGCAGGTAATCCAACCCAGATATCACCGGACAATGAAAAGAGTGCGGGGTCGGTTGAGGCACTTGCGCGTAAGATTGGTAGCGTTGCTTCATCGGCGTCGGGTGTCCCGGTTGTTTCAATTCCTGCACGTACTTTATCGTATGTGGCAGATGCAGCAGCTGGCGTGGCTTCCATTTTTGGTTGGTCTCGTCCCACTGATGATTCATTCGCGACACCTATGGTTCCCTGCTATATTAAGAATTTCACGAATTTTAATGGCGATTCTAAATCAAAGGTCCTGGCACTGGACGCGCGGAACGAGGTGAGAACTCCGTGTGATGTGTTTGGTACGGACGTTGATGAGATGTCATTTGCTCACATTTTACGAAAGAAGAGCTGGATGACATTTTTCTCAATTGATAAAACGGCTGTTGCCAATCAGGTTGTTTGGAAGTGGCCAGTAACCCCAGATGCGTGTTTGCGTGTGCCTGTTGGTACTCACGCTTATAAGTTAAATACATATTTGTCGTACCACTCCGAGAATTTTTATTCATGGCGGGGAGGGATAAATTATCATTTTAAAGTAGTGAAGAGCCAATTTCACACTTGTCGTATAAGGGTTTCTTACGTATCTGGCCTCTTATATAATTCATCTTTAACAACTATTGATATTAATCGGGTTTATTCTCGTATTTATGATATTCGGGATCTCACCGAATTTGAGTTTGTTGTGCCTTATGTTTATAATGCACCTTGGGCTTCCCTTAATAGCGCTTTGGGAGGAGAGATTAGCCCGTATACGGACACTGTTCCAACTGGCGTTGTGCTAGTTGAAGTTATTAATGCTTTGCGATGTCCTGATACGTGTGCTCCAAATATTGAGTTTATTGTTAGCACTAGTGCTGCTGAAGATTTTCAATTCGCGATTCCCACTCAATCGGAGTGGGGAATTAATACTGACACAAATTTTTTAACTGGCTCCAGTTTTGCTGTCGGTAATCCGGATGTTTTGAGTGAGAAACTTTCTCTTTCAGGTCCAAGGAAAAGAACTATGAAGAGTCACTTTTCACATTTATTTGAGGATATGAACGATATTCCGGTCGAGAAGGGTATTAATCCAGTTTTGCAGACGCCCAAACAATATAAACTGTATCGTGACAGTAAAAAGAAAGTTGTTCCATCATTGGCGGAAACTCCTAAAGCCTTAGAGGCTGAATTGGATGCAGTTACTACTCAGGTTGAGACCGAGGCTTCGCTTTTGTTGCCGTCGGAATCAATGGATTTTTACAGATCGGTAACTGATGATTATTGGCGTAAATTTGTTGGAAAAGTAGATAAGGTGGACGCTTTGGATTCTTCTAAGGCAAGATTTATTGCCGCGTTCATTGGAGTTTATGAGGACATGCCAGTTGCTGATCGCCCTGACCTTGAGGAATTGGTTGTTGATCCACAGCTTGTTCCCCTGGTGACTATTGTTAAACACACCCCTGTTTTGGTCCCTGAAAGTGGAGAACCACAGAGTGGTGATTTGATTGTGCCCGGACCTGTTGATACTGGTCATGCTATTAACGCGTTCGGTATGGGTGAGGTTGTCACGGGCTGGCGTCAAATTTTGAAAAGGTATGATGGTCTGGGTTTTGTTATACCAACTTCAACGCCCGGCCCAACCCAAATTATTGGTATGTATCCTGCCGACATGGGTATTCGATATCCTATGTCGGCTAATCCAGCCATGTTCACAACATACAATGTTATGTTCAATAGAGCAGCTGTACTCTATCGGTACTGGTGTGGTTCAATTCGTATTTCGATGTATAGAAATTCGGGAACTCAGTCAACCCAGCAGTGGCGGTGGAGCCCTACTACCACGATGTTGGTACCAGCTTTGGCTGCAATCACGTCATTTCCGGTTGTTAATCAGCCAGTTCGTCCAGTTGTTCTAAATGTTAATTCCTTTTCAAATGCTGGATTGCCCAGATCTTTATATTTCCCCAATACCGAGGAAGTCTCAGAAGTTCTGAGTCCTTTTTATGAGAGATACCCAGCTGTTCCCACGCAGCTCGGTGGTATGGATTATGTCGATATTGGCACAACGGGCTCAGTCCTAAATAAAAACCCATGTAATTTTGGCTCGTTACTTGCAGTTTTGACCTCTAATGGTCTTGAATTCAACAGAGCCATAGGAGAAGATTTCTCCTTTGGGTACCTTGTGGGACCACCAATAACACGGCGGCCCCTTGTACCCCCCCCTAGCCCCAGTGATGGGGACAATTCATCACAGAATGCTGAGGTAAAACCTTTGTAGTCTGTTTTCCAGTTTTAAATTCGATTAAGAATTAGCTTTTTGTCCCCGGATGGGGTTTTTGCTTTTTCGACTGGTAGTGTTAAATTGTAATAGTTAATCGACCGTTTTAAAAGTGCGGTGGAAAGAAATAAGTTTATTTTTCAATCCATTATTTTTCTTAAAAAAAAAAAAAAAAAAAAAAAAAAAAAAAAAAAAAAAAAAAAAAAAAAA